CGAATCGGTGCGCTCTAAATATAAAAATAAATAGAGGCAAATATCTAAATTTAGAAGATTTGATAGATACATTCCAAACGGGTGTAAACGAATTAAAAGAAGAAATAATTACACTGAAAATGGATTTATTATTTGGCTACGAGCCAGAAAGTACAACTTTGAAAAAGTTTACCGAAATGAAAAACGAATTGGTAGATGATTTAGAGACAGTCATGAAATATAAAACGCGTTTCATTGAGATTGTTTCGAATTTAGATAATAAACCAATATTGAATACAAAGATGGCGATATTTTATAATAAAATCGCAACTATTCAATCAACCGTAGAAGAATTCAACGAGACAGGTCGCATTCAATTGATAAAAGACATGGTTTCCATGTATGATGTAGAATTGGTGCCATTGTTACTAGAATTGCGTAATTTGAATTATCATTACATGGCAATGGAATACAATGCGGAAACAAATACACATACATTGGTTAAAAAGGTGTTTACTCTACAAGATTTATCCATTTCCATTGAAAATCCGTCGGTGGAATATTTTGATATGGGTGGTATAGATGCTAAACGGTCTACCCTGAAAGGTGTTTCAATCGACAGTGATAGTGACAATGAATCGTAGTAATAAAATATATATATAAAATATATAGTCAAAAATAATGGTTTCAATAAATTTTCGCGTGTTTATGTTGAGTTTTCTATTTGGACTACTGTGTGTATACATTAACAGTCCAGCACCTACAAAAATAACGGTATATCCGACAAATGACAACAGACATTTGTTTCAGTTTAGTGATAAAACAGACAATTGTTTTCAATTAAAACAGAATATAGTGAAATGTTCAAATGACGCGGAAGAAGTGCCAATACAGGTATAATACGAAACTATAGCGATAATAATTATATATAACTAATATATAGGTGTAATCATAATGGCGTTTGAAAAATTATTTCGTACTGAAACAGGAAAGATAATCATGTCCACATTATTAGGTCTCGGACTTGCTACGTTGTTCAGAAAAGGATGTGTAGGGCGAAACTGCCTCGAATTTATTGCTCCAAGTTTAGAAGATATCAAGAAAAAGGTCTATAAGTATGGAGACCAGTGTTTCAAATACGAAACGGAAACCATTATGTGCGACATTAAGAAGAAAACCGTGAATTTTGCGTAATTATTGTCATCTATCATTCTTAGTAATATATTAGATTATGAATGATACCACGAGTTTAGCTGATTTGCCGACTGATCCAAGTTCTGGAGGGGGTAGTCAAAATGTAGTGCTACAAACAAGTGAAAAGTCTACTACATATAGTCCAAACGTCATTAGTCCGTCTTCCAATAACGAGTCGTCTGCCATCAATGAACAAAAAATGATGAATGAGATGATAACGGGTATTCAACAAGCAAGTGCGAGTGGGGCAACTACTCTACCGTCGCGCGATATCCCGACGAATACTGTACATTTTTCAGACGAACAAGTGAAAGCGAATTATGTGCCAAGACAACAAGAGCAACATGATTATATTGAAAACACGGATACAGAACAAGAAATATTAGCAAGGAGAATAAAAAACCAGAATTCACGCGATTCATTGGAAATATTGTACGATGAATTTCAAATACCAATTATTATTGTTCTCTTATACTTTATATTTCAGTTACCAGTTGTGCGAAGTAAGATATTGACTGTTTTACCGTCTCTTTTTAATAGTGATGGTAATCCCAATTTAACTGGCTATATTATCAACAGTTTGTTTTTTGGTATTTCGTATTATGTCATTTCTAAGACTCTCACTCATCTACAGCATTTATGATGCTAAATACGATACATTAGTGTATATAATATAACAAAGTGTATACAATATATACATTCTAGGAAATGTTGTCGTTATAGTTATAGTTTAGTAATTTGTTGAATATTCGATATACTCTGAAAATATTCAACAAGTGGGTCGTTGTTGTAATCATTTACATAGAATATATTTGTTATTCCAGCGGCGCATAATATTTTCATACAATTGACGCATGGGTAGTGTGTAATGTAGGCATCGCATCCATCACTACTAACACCACGTTTAGCACAATCTGTAATCGCATTTTGTTCAGCATGTACTGTTGCCTGTTCGTGGTCATCAACCACTTTAGATTCGTGTGGAGCACCTGGTAAAAACCCGTTATAACCCTGCGAAATGATACGATTGTCCTTTACCAATAGACACCCGACTTGTAATCTTTCACACGGAGAACGCTTCGCTGTATACTCGGTGATTGTTTTGAAATATTCTTGCCATGATGGACGTTGATTTGTCATATACAATGTGTAAATAAAATGAAAAATTTATATAAACTAACATAAACATAAGCCACATGGCGTTACAAACATTTATAAATACCTTGATTGAAAATATACCAGAAAAGCATTTGCCTCGCGAATTAGATGTAGTATTAGATGGAGGAGCGTTTAATGGCATATACATGCTGGGCGGGCTACTCTATATAAAGGAATTGGAACATAGAGAGAAAATAAAGATAAAAAGAGTGTCCGGTTGTAGCATAGGAGCAATATTAGGGGTATTATTTTTACTAAATAAAATGGATATGTCAATAGATATATGTAACAATAGTTATAAATATTTAAGAAAGCATCAGGACCTTAAAAAGGTTGTGGACATTTTCAAAAAAAAACTGACAGATGTGATAAAAGAAGAAGATATGACGATAATAAACAATCGGTTTTATTTGACATATTTCGATACAATAAAGGGGAAACAAATAGTTAAACGAAAATACAAGTCAAAGGCTGAATTAATTGATAATATAATCAAATCTCTCTACGTTCCTTATTTAATAGATAGAAGACCTACTGACAATGATGGTTGTATTGATGGAGCGTTCCCGTATATGTTCAAGTCTCGAACAAGAAAAAGAAAGATATTGTTCTTAAACTTACAGAGCATGGATAAGTTTAAAAAGATGATTTTTATTAAAAATGAAAAGAATATTTACCCGCGTTTGCTTGAAGGATTGATGGACACCCATAGTTTTTTTGAAAAGAATATCCCGAATAACATGTGTAGTTATGTGAATGACTGGAGCATGATTGACATATTATTATTTCGACTGAGAGAAATTATATACGTAATTCTCTTTTATATTTTTCGTGTTGGTCTTCGTATAGATAATTTATTACCAGAAACTTGGAAGAACGACACGTTTATACAGCAACATATATCCGTATTTAAATATATATGGAGAGATATAATGTTATATTTAACCGTGTAATTACGACATAAAGTATTTTTACATAATATATTATTGGTATTGGAAATGGAAATGGAAATGGATATGAAAAAATATCTATCTGAACCAGACGTATATTACGTAAAACATAACGTAGACCACCGCGAATATTTTATGCAAAAATATGTTCATCAATTGAATATTGTAAATGTACCTGAGATTATTGAGTATGATGAGGCAAATAAAACAATGGTTATGATGAAAGTAGGTAAGAATAACTTGTCGCATAATTATGGTGAAAATGCCACGGATGTACCGGATGAACTTTTCGACAAGGTCGTTAAAATAGTGCGTACGCTTGTATTACATGGAATAGAATACCCGGATTTAACAGGGTATAATTTCGTAGAAGATAAGGCCAAATATGGTAAAATTTGGATAATTGATTTTGAACATGCCTCAATTGCTTTATCCAAAGAGATTACAAATATTCATATCATAAATATATGTAATGGTAAAAAAATATGGAACCCCGACTTTAGGTGATCCGATTATATCACATCACGTCATGTGGGATCTAGAAAAGGCCAAATACTGTCTTTGATTTATTTTTCTTCGTTCGTGTATGTTTGCCCTTTGTTTTTTTCCAAGTGACTGATTTTTTATTGGACCCCTTTCCGGTTCCTTTGACTTGTTTTGCCCGGTTTGCACGTTTCTCCTCCTTCTCCGTCCTTTCTTCGAATGGAATATAACGTAAAAACCAGGATTCGTATTCTTTTGAATTGCGCTGTCCCTTCAATTCTTTGTATTTTTCAGCCTTTATATTTCTCATTGACTCCAACGTTTCTTGCTCTCCATAACAATTAACACTAAACCGTTTTAACAAACCCTTTTGTTGAAGTCTATTTCGTTGTTGAACATCAAATAAGTATTGAGCCATACACAATATACGGTTTTCATCATAATAATCACGATCACTATAGAAAAAGGCAAAATAAAAGCTCAACATTGTATCAATGGTAGCGACACGAACCGTTTTGTTTCCTTTTTTGATAACATTGTAACTATGACAGGCCAATGGTTTATAGATAAACGCAACGGTCTCTTCAATATTATTTATTTTTACCCTTACCTCATAATGTGGCGCAATAAGTTCACCGATTCCAGCATGTTTCACTAATTGTATTCCTTTGTAGTCAAAATCCTCTAATCTCTCTTTTAGCATAGTAGCCGCCTGTTCTGGCTCATCAGCGAGAACATCAAAATCGGGTGTTTTCTGAAATAGTTTTTTTTGCTTTGCGGGCATATATTCTGAATATAGGAAACTGGCATATCCACCAAAAAATACTAATCCTTGGTCAATAAATGAGTCACGCACGGTGTAATACAATTGTTCTTCCTTTTTGCTATCTATACTTTCAAATTGTCTTTGAAATAAGTTGGGATCACAATGTTTTCCTCTTAAAGGGTAATTTTTATTTAATAAAATAAGTCGCTTCAATACCTTTTCCCATCTGCTTATATCCCCGGCAGGTCTAGACAGTTCCAAGTACATATTCATACGAAGAAAATTAGGAGGGCAATATAAAATGCCATATACGCGTATAGATTCACTTTGAACACGTTTAAATAGTGGTTTTTCTAAATAAGTAATATCTGCCACAGGAATAAAATTAACATATACCTTATATGTGCCGTGATGAACCCCTGCTTTTGCCTCTACTTCTTGGAATCCCTCGTCATAATATATATCGGCGAGTTCCTTGGCATCATCTAAAGCATTTGGACTATAGAAATCGTAGTCCGGGATTTCAATATCTTTGTCGTAAAATTGGTCATCTAATGGAAGAATATTATTAATAGCGGTTCCACCATAACAAACTAGCCGTTTCTTTTTGAGGAAGGTTTCCAGTATAGAAATAATTTTTTTCACGTCAGGATCACTTACCGTTTGTCTACCTTTGCGTTTTTCAGCAATGTCTATAGCATTTCTTAATATATCAATTTCCTTTTCTTCCAATGTTAATTTTTTGTCACATGTAGCCATTTTTGTTGATATATATAATAAGTATAAAAAATTATTATATATTGTTGGATACCAATGATGTAACTACACGCTAAACGAATAATAATCAGTAGATACATTGCGTGTAGTAAACGAGTTGGCTGGATTTTGCGGGGTTGGGTCGGGTATAGTAACCGGAACATAGCGCAAATTTTCAGGCTTTAGTACAAACGCGTGTCCTACCTTATCAAAGAACAAACTATAATATTGCATATTAGCGTCAAAATTTTGAAAGCTCATAGCTACCCATTGACACCCATAATTAAAGTTTAACACGGGCGACACATTATTATTGTATACACTAAGGTCGGGCATAGTAAAACTCATATTCTTTTTATTATATTCAATTAGTTCAGTTGAATCAGGTGTATTGACGATATCATATTGGCGCGATGCTCGTAAGAAAATAGAATTGGACGCAATATTGACATATTCTTTGAGAGGCGTGTTTTCAAAAACAGGATTCGCACGATCAACCGAAATAATAATTTTTCCAATAAAGTTGGTTAAGGGAACACTACCTAAATTGCGTCCAGTATATTCATAACTATACTCTTTGTCTAATAATCTAGGTTGAATCGTATTATAAATAACATCGGCCATATTTTTATACATTTTGTCGTTAGCACTGGAAATTCTAAAGTGTAATATCAACGGGTCATTTGGATTAGGACAAGATCCACCACTAAAAGCATAATTATTGACCACTTGTAAAGCTTCTTCTAAATATATTTGGTTATAGGTTTGTTTTACTTTATAGTTGTCAACAGAAGATGTGGCAACGACGGGTACATTGTCAATGGAGTATATTTCAAAATCTAGAACACGGGCACCTTGCGAAATACATGTTTTCAAAGCACATATATTAACATAATCGTTTTTAAATTCTCCGCCAGAGCAACAATTGTAAGCCGTTTTAATGTAATAATCTCTCAATAAATATTTATATGTAGCATCATCCGGGTTAATCGAAGAAATCATAGGGAAACCCTTGTATAGTTGGTCAAGCGTTTTACAGTTATTGTTATTGAGACGTATTTTATTGATAATATAAGCACCCATGCCTATTACTAAAATAACGATTATAAAATAAGCTATATATTTCACCATAGTGGCCTTATTTTGTTCCATAAACATCTTTGAAAACATTTGTTGAGTATTTTTAATGTTCTCCATAGGTACTTATAATACATGATGAAAAAATAATTCATTCAAATACAGTAATATTGTCCATTTTGTAAGGAGTAATATTATTATAATTGTAACGAGTTAAATATATTTATTGTATGATAAATATATATATCAATGCCAGGAGGATTATTAAATATAGTAGCATATGGAAATCAAAATGTATATTTAAATGGAAATCCATCAAAGACCTTTTTTAAAACAACTTATAAAAAATATACGAACTTTGGACTACAAAAGTTTCGACTGGATTTTGATGGATTACGTAATTTGAGAATGTCAGAATCATCTAAATTTACGTTTCGAATGAAGAGATATGCGGAACTATTATTGGATACTTATTTAGTAGTTCAGTTACCGACAATATGGAGTCCAATTTATCCTCCACAAGATTGTTCTGGAAACTGGGCACCGTATGAATTCAAATGGATTGATAATTTGGGTACACAAATGATTGAAGAAGTTGAAATCGTCGTTGGTGGACAAACACTAAATAGGTATTCGGGGGCTTACTTATTGGCCATGATTCAGCGCGATTTCACAGCAGAGAAAAAAGAACTGTATGATAAAATGAGTGGAAATGTTCCGGAACTAAATGATCCCGGAAATGTTGGTTCACGAGTGAATGCTTACCCAAACGCCTATTATACTACAAATCCAGTTGGACCAGAACCATCCATTAGAGCTAGAAAATTATACATCCCCATTAATTTTTGGTTTACTTTAGCAGCGAAAATGGCCTTTCCATTAGTGGCCCTTCAATACAATGAGTTGGAAATTAATATTACGCTAAGACCAGTTCAAGAATTAATAGTTATTCGTGATGTAACCGACCAAGAAAACAATTACCCATATATTCAGCCAAATTTCAACGAGTCATTACAGCAGTTTTATCGTTTTTTACAACCTCCGCCGGACATTTCATTAAATACACTATCATATCAAGACAAACGAACCAATTGGAATGCGGATATTCATTTAATTTCTACCTACGGCTTTTTATCAGAAGAAGAGTCAAAGGTCTTTGCCGCAAGAGAGCAGAAGTATTTGTTTAAATCGATTTACGATTGGAAGTTTTTCAATGTTACTGGTAGTCAGCGTGTAAAATTAGAAAACACAATGGGTATGGTTGCCTCGTGGATGTGGACGTTTCAGCGGTCTGATATAAATTTAAGAAACGAGTGGAGTAATTACACAAACTGGCCATACAACTATTTGCCACAAGAGGTAGATTTTGCCGATCCTTCTGGTAATTGGGTATTAGATTGTAACCCTATAACCGTGGCCGGAATTGGGCCAGGATATAATCCAGCAACGGGAGCTCATACCGGTTATTTTACGACGGGTGTTTTTGCTCCTCAAAACCAAAAGGAAATATTATTTCAGTTGGGAATATTGTTGGATGGAAAATACAGAGAAAATATTTTAGACGCGGGTATCTATAATTATGTTGAAAAATATGTAAGAACATCGGGTAATGCGCCGGATGGACTCTATAATTATAGTTTTGCGATTCATAACGATCCATTTGATTTTCAACCATCCGGTGCTATGAATATGAGCAAATTTCGCGACATCCAATTGGAATTCACTACATATAGTCCTCCATTGGATCCGGAAGCGCAAACATATACAATATGTGACCCATCAAGCGGAGAGATAATCGGTATAAATAAACCTACATGGAGAATATATGACTACAACTATAATATGACTGTATTTGAAGAGAGATATAATTTGATAACCTTTATTGGTGGCAATTGTGGTCTAATGTATGCGCGTTAAACAATAATTATTCGGTTCAACCGATCTAGTAAATATATTTTATTACATTTTAGTAAAATATATTTTCTTATAGCGTATCCGAATGGTTGGAATATTTGTTTTCATATTCGGATATAAGAATATTCTTAATTCTTGGTAATAAGTTAGATAATGGTTTCTGCTCGACCATTCGAATAATTTCAACCGATTCATACCATATTTTATCATCGGTATCAAACCAACGCCATTCGCTTGTATAACCAATAAGTAGGAGGGTTTTTATTCCCATTACACCGGCTAAATGGGCAATTGACGTATCGATAGTAACTAAAACGTCTATATTGCGCAATATAGCTACTGTATCAAAAAATGATTTATGTTTATCAATATCATATTTCATTATTTTATCGGCAAAATCGATGCTTGAAAAGTCAGATAATATACTGTCGTCCATTTTATGAAGACAAATGGTTTGAATTCTATCATCTATACAAATATCTTTGAAGTCGGACAATTTGATTTGCTTGTCAATATATGAAACCAATAATCCACTATATAGTATACCGACTCTTAACTTAGTAGTGAAAACAGACAATGTTTCTTGCCATACGACATTGTTGTTTACATCTTCCGTAATATAATTAATAGTATTCAGTGTAATTGTTTGCAATTTTAAAATATATGGCAACGACATGATGTATATTTTTCTGTCATAAATAGATAAATCAATTTGTTGGGAATCGTCACGAATAATAATATTATTATATGGTTCTATATTGAACAAATGAGATATGATTGATTTACAAAAATAAGTTATTTTTAAGTTGGGATATTTATTGGACAGTTCAATAATAAATCGGAAATATTGTATATTATCACCTATACCTTGTTCATATATTATCATTATATGGTCACATATATCGGTTCCGTTCCAATATGGTATTGATGGGATTTCAACACGAGAAATTTGATTTGTCTGGGGAGAGATATCATTGCGTTTTAATCTACACTCATACAATTTATATCCAATTAAAAACTGCTTCGTTGCTAAATAGGGGAAACATGAATTATACAAATCCATATCAGACGGGTTTCGTACAGATTTATATGCTTTAATAGAGGCATCATAACGTTTCATATACAAATTTACTTCACCTATACGAATATAAACATCATCACACTCATGCAAACGTAGAGATATATTTAAACAAACGAGAGCAGCATTATACTCTTTTAACGCAATATGACATACCGCAATATTATTAAACACATCTGGTATGTCATTTTTGACAAGTAATATCTGTTTGAAATGGTCAATCGCTCTTTTATGGTCCTTACAATTAGCATAGCACATTCCTATTTCATTATGGAGAATACAAAATTCGGGAGTTCTTGGTGGAGTATAGTTAAGTAATTTTTGAAAATGCGGTATAGCATTATTAATATTATTTTTATTAACGTTGTTGGATTGCTTTTGCTTATAGGCATTTAATATATGTTCTAGATACTTAGAATTAGGTGATTTATTAATATACAATTCGCTACAAAATTGTATTACATCATCATATTGATGGTTTATCATAAGTATATCTATTTTATCCAATGACTTTTTAAATTGTGTCATAGTACTACGCGTATAATACAATTATATCAGGTATTTTTATATATATTTATATGTTTATATTTTTACATATATTCAAGAATTTATATAAACATAAACATAAACATAAACATATACAATATATAATATTATATGACTTCGTCTATAGTTTCTGTGCCTATCTCTATTGGAGAATTATGCGATAAATACACAATTTTGCAAATAAAGATAGAAAAAATAACGGATACTAATAAGCTAAACAAAATAAAAAATGAAATCCAACACTTGAAACCTTTGGTTGAACAATGTAATGTATCACAAGATAAACTGAACGCGTTGAAAAATGTCAATGAAAAGTTATGGAATATAGAAGATAATATTCGTAACAAAGAATCACAGTCACTATTTGATGCGGAATTTATCGAGTTAGCACGTTCGGTATATATTACAAATGATTACCGTTTTGAGTTAAAATCATCTATTAACGAATGCTATAACTCGGATATATGTGAAGTAAAAAGCTATGCTAAATATTGATATTGATATTGATATTGTTATCATCGTAACATTGAAGTACCCATACTACTTATACCGGTCCTTCTTGGAGGTCCATATTTAGTTTCACGTTTATTTGAAACAGTAGTCGTCATTTTAGGGGTCTCAGTGTTAGTTAAAGGGCAATTCAAACCCTTATATGGGTCAGCCGTCCAAGCAGTATTGGCTGAATATACGCCACAATCTGAAAACATTCCAGTAGCCGTTCTACGACACGTATAGTCGACTGTAAATTTATAATCATTTGGATATTCAAACTCGGTGGTAGGAAGATCATAGTTTTCTTGTTCTGCCCCAGGAAAATCTCCCAATGTATCGGTCGTTTCTTTGTCAAATGGTTCAGGTGAGCTGGGTTTTAAATTGTTCATGTTCTTCTCTGTATATCCATTACTAACAGTTAAAATTTGCTTTTCCTTTATGTAGGCAGGGTCAGTC